CGCCGACCAGCCGGTGATCGGCCACAACCCGGCCTGGCTGGTAAAGCCCGAGCCGGTGGTGAAGGGCGTCGTCAGGTCGATGCCCGTGACGTAGCTCGGCAGGCCGAGGTTGGCGGCGATCCAGGCGCCTCCGAGCCAGCGCACCCCGGTCGGCCAGTCGCCGGCCTGGTCGGCGAGCGTCGTCCAGTCCGTGTTGTTGGCGCTGCCGGCGTGCGCGGGGAACGTCACCTGGAAGAGCGAACATTCCGGGCATTCGTTGCGCCAGAAGCCCCAATAGCCCTGCTCGACCGTCTGAAACGCCGCCAGCGACGTTCCGACCATCGTCGGCGAGTTCTGCCCCATCTCCGACAGGATTTCGTTGAACGGCCGGTTGGGGAGCGATCGCAGCGCCCGCATGCGCAACTGCTGCTGGCCGGCGGCGATCGACGCCTGGTCCTCGGGCTTGGTGCCGTAGAAGGCCATGTTGACGTAATTGCGATTGCCCGAGGCCGCGTCCCACAGCGCGCGCTGCTCGGCGCCGACGACGTCGGGCGACGAAATGTCGCCGTCGTTCTGCCCGGCGCCGATGCTGTCGCCGACGATGGCGTAGACTTTCGATCCATCCCACCCTTGCGCGACGCACAAGGCCGGCCCGGCGTTGGAACTGCCGTTGTTGTAGGCGGGGACCGTCCCGGAGGTGCGCTTGCTGGTCTGCGGGCTGGTGTAATAGCCGACGCCGTCGCCGACGGTCGAATTCGTGTAGTAAGGCCCAATCGGACCCGTCAGCGCGACGGGGATCACCCCGTTTGCCGGAACGGTCTGGCTCGCCCTGACGAACCACGCCTGCAACGCCGCGATCGTCAGCGGCGAAGCGCCGTTCATCAGCGGATCGGTCCAGACGAAACCGCCGCTCGGAATAGCGACGCCGAGCGCGCCGCCGAAGGTGAACGGATAGGCGGTCCCGTTGACGAAGGCGGTGGCGAAATCGACGTTCAGCGAATTGCCGGTCGGCGTCTCCGGGTTGTTCCCGCCACTGCCGTTGACATAGAAGTTGGCGAACAGGCACCGGATGCTGCTGATCGCATAGCGCGTCCCCGGACATTCGTCGTGGGAAAGCACCGAGACGTTGCTCGACTCGGCGGCGCCGTTCGTGGCGAAGCCGAGCCGGACGCAGGCGGGCGTGAAGGAACCGCTGTTGGCCAGCGCCGGCCAGGCGCGCTGATAATGCGGAACGAAGAACGCCTCGGCCGCGACCGGCGCGAGGACAAGCGCGAGGGCCGGCGCGAAGGCGCAAGCGCGCCGCAAGCGACCGATGAGGGAGCGGGTCATCTCAGCGCCTCACTGGAGTTGACTGACGCCGAGCGAGACGGTCGAGGCGGCGTAGCAATAGACCGGCCCGGTGTAGCCCGGCGCCGGATTGCTCGGCGCGACGCCGGAGGGAATGGCGAAGCCGGTCGTCGCCGTCACGCCCGAGACCGGCCCGATGTAGATCGTCGTCCCCGAGACGTTGACGAAGCTGCGCTGCTTGGCCGCGCCGGTCGAGTCGGCGAGCGCGACCACGGTCCCGGCCGAGGTGCAGGATACGTCGTTCACCGTCCACGAGGTCGAAGCATAGGGATAGGTCGGCTGCGCCTGCGTGACGTCGACGTCGGTCCCGCTCGGCGAGTCGATGACGACGCGCAGCGCGCCATATTCGGTCATCGAGGGCTGCGCGGAAACGCCCGGCGACAGCCCGCTCGGCGGGGAGGCCGACACGAGGCCCGACGCCCAGGCCGCGCCCGCCGCCGGCGCGACAAACAGCGGATTGGCCGATCCGTTCGGCCCGGCGCAGGCGCCTTCGCTCGGGCAGCCGTCAATAAGCACGAAGGCGGGAATCCGGGTCCCGGCGACGTCGTAATGGTCCTGCGCCAGCGCGCCGCCGGCGGCCAACGACAGCGATGCGACCAGTCCGAAGCGGGCGAGCATAGGGCGCAGCGAGCGACACGCGAGCATGGGATGTCCTCTGGTTGTGAAAGGAGTTGGGGCGCGAGGCGCGCAGCGTCAGGACGCGGCGCCCTTGACGACGGCGAAGGCGACGACGATCGCTTCGGCGAGCGCGCCGCTGGTGGCGTTGCGGACATTGATCGCCGCCGAGCCTGAGGCGCATTGCGCGTTGAGCGTGTAGGCGCCGGCCGTGCCGCCCGAGACGTGGTTGAGCACGAGCAGGTCGTTGGCGGCGATCGACGAATCGGTCAGCGTGAAGGAGACGATCGCGCCGGCCGCCAGAGACGCGGCGTTCATCGTGATCCGCCCGACCGCTGCGTTGAGCGTCACCCCGGTCGACTTCGATGTCGCCTGGGTCGCCGTCCCGCCGGCGCCGGTCGCGTAACCGATCCCCGCGGCGCTGGTCGACAGCAGCGCGCCGCCGAAGGTCGCCGCGCCGGTCGCCGCGGCGATGGTCAGCGCCGTCACCCAGGTCACGCCGTCCGGCGCAACCTTGAAGCTGAAATTGTCGTTGCCGCAAAGGCCGACCTGGGCTCGCCCGGAGAAGCCGTCTTCGAACAGGATCGAGGCGGTGTCGCCGGCGGCGGCCTTGTTGAGCGTGAAGCTGAAGTTCACGCCGTTGAACAGTGCGCTGGCGCCGTAGACCGACAGCGGATTGCTGGGATCGGCGGCCGTGCCGATGCCGACCGGACCGAGATTGCTGGTCGCCTGGTCGACGATCGTCCACTTGCCGACGCCGTCGCTCTCGAGCGCGAGATAGCCGTAGGCGCTGCTCAGCGCCGCGCTCGCCGCCCCGTCGATCGTGTCCGTTCCGGCGATCGCCAGCGTGATCGTCTTGGTGGCCGAGCAGGCGCCGCTTTCGTCGACGATCGTCAGCCGCGTTCCTGTGGGATAGGCGGCGGCGGCGCAGAGCGTGACGACGCGCGCGGCGGTCAGCGCGGTGAAGGCGATCAGGCGATCGGAGGGCAGCGCCGCATAGGCGGCGTCGGCGACCGCTGTGCGCGTGTTGGTCACGACCTCGGCAAGCTTGGCGGCGGGCCAGCCGCCGACGGTCAGGCCGTCGCTGACCACCGCGCGGTTGTTGGTGGTGTCGACGACGATCTCGCCTGGCGCGCCGGTGAAGGCGGCGACCTGCGAAGCCGCGCCGCGCCGCAACTGCAATTGTTCGGTCATTGAGCCACTCCCAGATCGAGCGCGCCGGAAACGGCGCCGACGAGCGCGCCGAAATCGTCGGCGAGCGCCGGCGCGCCGGAAATCGCGCCGAGGTCGAGCGGCACGCCGCTCGCGAGTTGCGCGGCGATCGGCGCGTCGACGCCGTCGCCGAGCGGCGTGAAGGCGTAGGCCTCGCAGGTCGAGAGATCCTGGAGGCCTTGGCCGAAGAGATTGAAGCTCTGAAGCTTGAAATAGAGGGTGCAGCCGATGAAATTGGACGGCAGGTCGTAGGCGACCACCGCGTCGTCGAGCCGCGCGAAGGGCGCCCCGGCTGCGTGCGCCACGCCAGTGGTTCCGTAGAGGCCGCGCTGCAGGCCCGTCAGCGCATAGGCGTTGAGGGCGGTCAGCGTCGCGCTCTGGTAGGCGAGGATTTCGTCGTCGACGAGCGAACGCGTCGCGCCCTGCTCAGCCGCAGCCGTGGTCGCGCCGCTCAGCGTCGCGCCGCTTTCGGAGAGGTCGACGCTCAGCGTATCGGCCGCATCCCAGCCGCTCGCCGCCGGCAGCGCCGCGCTGAGCAGGCCCTGCCGCAATGGCTGGGTGATCGTCGCAATCTGCGAATAGGAGACGTCGTCGAGCGACAGCCAGACATTGGCGCCGCCCCAGTTGGGATCGGCGACGCCGCCGACGCCCCCGGAGGCGCCGACCCAGACCTGCGCGACTCCCCCCGTCAGAGCCGCGGGCGGCTCGAAGATCAGCGGCGGGTTGACCGGTTCGGCGTCGACGCCGCGGTTGATCGCGACGCCCGTCGTCGAGGCGGAGGGATAGAGCACGGGCGTCGACACCCCGGCGGTGAGCTCCTCAGCTGTGACGGCGATGAGCCCCTTCTCGTCCTCCTCGATCGCGACGATGCGAACCGGGCAGGCGGCGAGGCCGAGATTGGCGTCGTTGATCGTCACGACGTCCATCGGATCGAGCAGGCAATATTCCCACGACAGTTTGAACGCGTAGCGTGCGCGCACATAGAGCTGCCGCTGCAGGATGGTCTGCGCGACGATCGGCGCGACGTTGATCTCGTCGCAGATCTCGTGGGCCTGGATCGTCGTCCCGACTCGGACGCCAAAGAGCTCGATTTGCGACTGGTCGCGCGCCTCGACCGGAATGGTCGCATATTCGTTGGAGCGCGAAAGGCACTCGACGCGCTGGATCGTCGGCAGCGAATACGGGTCGACGCGCGCGACCTGCACTGGATCCTTGTTGCCCTTCTCGTCGACGAAGTCGGCGTCGGCGAGGTCGTAGACCGGCGTCAGGTTCGGCGTGAAACTGTCGCCGATCGCGTAGGTGTAAGCGATCTCGATCGCTTCGCCCTCGTCGGCCGGAGCGAACAGGTAGGTTCCCGCCGGCGAAATCCCGTACGCGCCCTTTGCGCTCGGCGTCGCCGCGCCGACGCTCCTCATCGGCGCGCCGGTGAAGGCGTATTTGACGCCGCCGTCGGCGACGAACTCCGATGCGCCGCAGACCATGATCGCAGGCGGCGGCGTGGCCCCGGAGCCGGCCGGCGTCGGTGTCGGCACGATCGTCGGCACGGTGGTGGCGGCGTGAGTCCCGGCGGCGATGGCTTGATCCGCGTAGGGGATGAACCTCAGCAGGCCGCCGCTCCACACCGCCGCGCAATTGACGATCTGCAGCCAGCGCGCGAGCACGCTCGAGGCCTGTTCCTGGTCGGTGAGCGCCGGCGAGAAGGCGATCCCCATCGCCAGGCAATAGGTCTGCAGCGAAGAGTCGCCCGAGGCGCCGAACAGGGTCGACGCGTCGATGCTCGCCGGATCGAAGCCCGCGCCATATTGCGGATTGGTGAGGAAGTCGGCGATCACCTGAGCGGGATCGGCGTCGACGCCGTTGACGCCCGAGCCGGCGAGCAGGCCGATGATCTCGAAATTGTGGTTGCCGATCGAGGCGTTCGAGCCGAGGTTGTAATTCGCCGCCGAGACGAAGGCCGTGCCCTGATAGGCGAGCGCCTCTGCGGGATAAGTCGCCG